CACGACACTTACGCCACTCCTTCTCGTTGAGAAGGTCCCCCAACTCCATAAGAAACCTCTTTTAGTTGGAACCCCTACCGAATGCCGGGTCGTTCGGATTAATCCAACGCAACACAGGCGGAATCAACGCAGCAACAAACGCCTTGGCTAAGTCCATTGGTTCATAATCCAATGTCGCCATCACAGCGATAACAGCGGCAACTGCTGAACGCAAATACGACAACAATGCTTGCCACTGACGCTCGGTAATACCAACTTTCACAACAGGCTTCTTCTTTTTAGTTGCCATGTGATTACTCGCTTTCCTTTATTTCTTCTGGTACAAATGGAACAAACTCATCCTTGTCGGCATCATACGGCATTCCAATACCAGCAAACGCTGACCGAAAATTTGCGTTATAACTTGTTTGCAGCCAAACACCATCCAAACCCAATGACGCAATAAACGCTTGACCAACAGGTTCTGATTCTGGAAAATTGCCGCCGCTGCAGTCGTCGTTTGATATGGCAATGACTTGCGAAACAATACCGTTTTCAATCTTGGCAAAATGCGCCATGTCAGACCTTGAACCTTACATAAACGATACCTGAGCCACCCGCAGCACCAACCTGACCGCCTACGCCGATGTTTCCGCCGCCACCACCGCCGCCGCCACCAGAATTTGCTGCTCCAGCGGTACCTGCACCATTCCAGTTTGTTCCACCAGCACCACCACCGCCAGTACCGCCAGCAGCACCAACCACACCACCACCGCCACCACCGCCGCCCTTGAATAGCGATGAGCCGCCAATAAAAACAGAAACATCAGTACCAGCACCGCCAGCACCACCAGCATTTCCTATAGCACCGTTGCTGCCAGCCGCACCAGCACCACCTCCACCACCACCGTGTGTGCCACCATTGCCGCCAGCATTTCCTTGACCAGAAGTTCCAGCACTACCAGCATTGCCCAAATATGTTCCGACACCACCACCACCTGAACCACCACTACTTGAAGCACCATAAACAGAGTTCGTGTTGTTGGGGTTGTGACCAGCACCACGACCACCACCAGTTGCACTAACCGAACCAACACTGCTGTTGTTGCCAGCAACACCAACATATCCACCAGCACCACCAGCACCGACAGTCACCGTTTGATTACCAGTAAAAGTTACAGCATCTTCTCTATAGCAACCGCCAGCACCACCACCGCCACCACCCATGCCGCCCCCTCCAGCACCCGCGACAATGTAGACATCAAACAGCCCACCTTTAGTAACGGTCAGGGTGGATGACGAAGTAAAGGTCAACAGCGTATAGGTTTCACCATCTACGGTAATCGTGCTGGAAGTGCCACCCGTTGCGATGCCGTACGGGTTGCTTGCACCTTCCCACAGTTCATTTACTTGTCCACTGTTGGAACGGCGTGAACGCAAAGCAAGTGTCTCTGCGACAGGTTTGCCAGAACGATTCTTGTTGAAGTTTGGCATCAGCCAACCTTACGCAGTAATGCGATTTACATAGCCGCCAATCATCACAACATCAGCAGTAGCGCAGAATGCCCGAACAACCAACTGAGTTGCGTTGCCCTTAATGATAAGACCTGGGACTATGAGATACAAACCATTCTCTGCCTTGACGGTAAACTCAATCAAATCATCAGGGCTGGAGGTGCCACCGAACTCAATCGTCAACTTACGGTCGGTAGTGTCGCTGTTGACTGCGTACAGCCACAGTTCATCAATCGTGGTTGCGGTAGCAGACCCCGTGTGAATTGTGGTCCCAGGGGTTGCCGTAGCCGCCACCTTGATGAGTTTGCCATCGGTTGAACCGCTGAGAGGGATTTTGCTGAAAGTTGCCATATCTACTCCTTGTACCTGACACTACCTATTACGAAAAAATGGTGTTAGCCAAAATGTTCTGGTCGGACTCCCAAGTAATCGTTGGGGCGGGAATTGCCGCCCACTTCACACCAGCAGTCTCAACCGAATCAACAGTCAAAACATGACCGTTTGTAACACCCACAGCCAAACGGGCTGGGGTCGCATCACCCGTAGCAACAATCAAATCACCCTTCGCTTCCACAATCGTTTCATCAATCGGCGTACCCAAAGTGCTGACACCGCTGTTGATGGCATTGACAACATGCGTGTTGGTGGACATGTACTCGCCCAACACATTAGCCGTAACCTTCTTCGTCGTTGGCGTACCCGCAGGGTCGTCAACAATCGCAAAAAGGTCACTATTGTCAACCGCTGTCAAAGCGGTCAGAGCCGTAATTTTCTTGTCAGCCATTGCCGACCTCCATCAAAATAAACCCCTCATCCTCTAGGAGCAAATCATTACCATCCTCAGCCTCCAAATTAGATACCAAGAAATCCGGGTCGGACCAATACGCATTCATCAAATCACCAACAGTCGTACCCGATGCACCAGCAGCCGAATAAAACTCGTACGCCTTGGTATTAAAAAAGTCGTAGCCCTCATCCTGTGCAAAGGCGTACATCATGTCTCCGAGCGTTGAAAGCGTAGGGTACTGCGCTTTCAAAGCGTTGTACATCGCATCATTCGTAAAAGCCATCACACCGCCTTCAATCTTGTCTCACGCTCACGCACCGCCATCGCAGCAATCAACTCATCCAAATCCTTATCAGACAACTCAGCCACACGCTTCTCAGAACGAACCTCAACCGTAGGCGGAGCCATACGATTCGTCGCCTGCAAATACAACTGAGCCGACTTCACATCACCATCCAACGCCTTAGCGTACAACGTATCCAACAACGACTGCGTACGCTCAGGAGAACCCTGAACATCATCCACCGCACGACGCCAAACATCCTTAAACGCCGCACGCTTCTCCCAACGACGCAACGTAGTTATGTCCACGCCCAACTCCACAGCCATCGCCTTCTTCGTAGATGGAACCCGCTCCGAAGGAGCAGTGCACAACCACTCCACATAGCGTTGCTGAGGTGCAGTAAGTGTTACTTCTTCCATCTACCTGATGTTCTGTTCGCTACTTGTAGCATCCCTTTGGTCACTTAGGGTGGCGGGTTGACCACACAGGTAGCGTTTGGGGGGGATTATAGGGGGGGTCAGGAAAAGAGCCTGACGCACCATCACCCGTAAGGGTGTGGTGCTAAAGCGTAGACAAGCCCAAGCAAAGGGGAGTTATGCCAAATCAGCAGAAGGTAAAGAAGGTTATGGGAGAGTTCAAGAAAGGCACCCTTCGTTCGTCGTCGGGTGCCAAGGTAAAGAAGCGTAAACAGGCTGTGGCTATTGCGATGAGTGAGGCTCGACGCCGTGGCTAAAGCGTTTTGGAACACACCGAACCCGAAAAAGAAGTCCAAGGCTTTGACACCAGCCCAGAAGGCTGCTGCCAAGAAACGTGCAGCCAAGGCTGGACGCCCATACCCGAACCTCGTAGACAACGCCGCTGTGAGTCGCCGTGGCTAAAACAGCAGCATGGCAACGCAAAGAAGGTAAGAACCCTGCCGGTGGTCTAAACGCCAAAGGACGAGCCTCATACAAAGCACAGACAGGTGGCACACTACAAGCACCCGTCAAACGGGCTGCCGCAGCCAAATCCCCAAAAAAGGCTGCCCGACGCAAATCATTCTGCGCCCGAATGGAAGGCATGAAACGCAAAAACACATCCGCCAAAACAGCCCGTGACCCCAACAGCCGAATCAACAAATCATTAAGGGCTTGGGACTGCTAAAACCCTGTGACCAGCGTCACACAAGCCTATCCAACCCAACCCCCTCGCCACACACAGAAGCCATCCATCATAAAATGGGCGGCGCACCCCCCCGTATGCCCCCATGCCTGCCTGTCTGCGCTCACACCGACACGAAAACCACCACAACACCAGCCAGACCGAAACCAACACCACCATAAGTGAGAACGAACAGTGCGCTCCTGCGCTGTTGGCTCAATAGACAAGTGAGGTACAAGGCTATGGATAATGTTGTGCTCGTCGTGCGTGCGCATGGCGTGTTGGAATGGGTTGATGTGTCTGTCGTGGACAGTGAGCCTGAGCGTTTCGTTCAGGTTAGTGATGTGGTGTTTCATGCGTTGTGGTGAGTGATGCTTGATGCGAACTGATACGCGAGTATCAGTTCGTATCGGGGACTACTCAGCCGAGTAGCCATACACAAGGAGAAATGAAATGAAGCGCAAGAACAAGGTAATGCCGAAGGGTTCACACTTTCACGGAAAGCA